TTTTAGTTCTTTACACCCCACCAACGACCTGCTAGGGTCACGAGGCGAATCAACCATGAAACAAGGAGACCACCCCATGAAATTTACCTACGACACCAAACCCGACGAGCGCGAGTGCGTTGCGTATATTGATGATGAGGGCGACCTTGTAATCAAAGAAAAGGAAGAAGGAAAATGTGTTTTGATGTTCAGTGAATCGGGTTTCAACTTGCGAGAATCCACCCACCGCTTCTACCCCGGCGACAGCATCACGATCACGTTTGAGTGAGAGGAGCGAAGATATGACAAATGAGTATAAGACCCTTAGAGAACTAAACGTGCAGCCGGGGGATGTGGTGGAGAACAAGACCGGTGTTCAAGAAATCGTCATAGATATAACAGATGGTGCTGCATATTCCACGGGAGGTTATCCGTGGTTTCTGGACAACCCAGTATGGCGCATCGTCTCCCGCGCATCCGAGACCACCAAGACATGGAGCGAAATGACCCCGGAGGAGAAGGGCGCTCTGCTGCTGGCGCATCATGAGGGTAAGGTGATTGAGGTTCGCGCACAACTTGCGGACACATGGTCTGTTCGTGAGAACCCGAACTGGTGCGAAGGCGGCATCTTCCGCGTCCGTCATGAGCCTGTGCATGAAACCATCGTTATGTTTGGTGAGCCGGGTTTTGCGTTCAGCCCTGACATGCAGGATGGCGATAACCACCGCATCACCTTCAACCTGATCGACGGCAAGCCCGACTGCGACAGCATCAAGATGGAGGAACTGTGATGACCGACCTTATCAACCCCGCCAACTGGGGCGGTGCACAGTGGGTGATTGTGACTATGATGCTTTTCTCAATAGCATTCAAGGCAGCAGAAGTAAAAGTTGAAGACAACGAATGGATTGGCCATATCATTGGTTGCATCATGATGTTCACCATCCTCGCATGGGGAGGGTTTTGGGCCTAATGCAAACCACCTACATCCAACACTGCGGGTCCGACCTTATGGTGACCAATGCGGCGCGTGTGTCGTTTGACAAGAAGCATGATGAGTTTGACGATGACAAGGACACCCGCTTGATCCGCTACCTGGCGCGTCATGGACATACCAGTCCGTTCAACCACACGTTCATCACACTGCACGTCAAGGCTCCTGTCTTCGTGGCGCGTCAGCTTGTAAAACACAAATTCATGGTTTGGAACGAGGTGAGCGGACGCTACGTGGTGTTCAAGCCGGAGTTCTACATGCCTGACGAGTTCCGCGCGAAAGCCCATGACAAGAAGCAGGGGAGCGGGGCACCTATCGTGGATGATGAGGGTCTGCGCTGGCTTTTCGAGGGCGCTCATGCTGATGCGTTCAACAATTACACCTGTGCGTTGGATTTGGGGTTGTGTGAAGAGCAGGCCCGTGCTTTACTGCCGCTCGATCTACTTACCCAATGGTATTGGTCTGGAACACTTGGGGCATGGGCAAGCATGTATAACCTTCGTGCAAAACCGGATGCACAGGCTGAAACACGCATTATCGCGGAGCAGGCTGGTGAGATTATTGAGCCGCTTTTCCCGGTGAGTTGGGGTGCTCTGACACGTAACGACGAAAAAAACAACGGGAGTGAATAAATGACCTTCATCGACAAACTGGCCCGCAGCGAGATCGGGGACGAGATCATCTACCACGAGGGCTTCCACTGCGTTGACCGCGATGGCAACAAGATTCGTGAAGCCAAGGAAGCATGGCGCGCGTATGTGAACGGGGATGTCCTGCTCTACCAGCGACGGGTAGGTGTGGATCATTTGCAGTATTGTGCAAAGGTTGTGCGATGATGAATAGGATGTTGTGGTGGTTCTACGCCGAGTGCCCCGCATGGTATTCCGTGCCGGTTGTGCTGTTCCTGCTCATGTTGGGTGTGGAGGCGTTTCTGTGAACGAACGCGAACGTGACGAACGTGACCTGCAAATCCTGCGGGCGCTGGACGAGGGCGCAACCCGCGCTGGTGTGGCTAGGGCCTACAAGGTGTCGTTGCAATACATCGCAAAACTTGTGAGGGAGTCTAGGGGATGAACGATTGGAATCCGATAGAGACAGCGCCCGAAAACAAAGAAGTTCTTGTATATAGCAAGAACGGAATTAGCGTAGCTAGAAGAGATTCTTTTGGGCTGTTCTATGGAATTGTTGACGGAGAAGTTCCGTCTTACGATGAAGACCAAGAAGATTGGCACTACGAAGTTTACGACCCAACCCACTGGATGCCCCTTCCAAACCCACCGGAGGAAATAAAATGAACACAGACAAAATGCTCATGGGGATGCTGTTCCTCTACATGCTCGGCCTCGGCACGGGCATTGCTGTTGGCTATTCGGTATGGGGGTGGTGATATGAACCTTATGCAAGGCGACTGCTTGGATTTGATGAGAACCATCCCTGATGGGTCTGTTGATATGGTGCTGACTGATCCGCCATACGGTGTCACAGCTTGCAAGTGGGACAGTGTTATCCCGTTTGAGCCGATGTGGGAACAGTTGAAGCGTGTCACAAAGAAGAACGGTGCGATTGTTATGACGGCAAGTCAGCCGTTTACGAGCGCGTTGGTTATGTCGAATGTGAAGATGTTTAGGTATGATTGGATTTGGCGAAAAAACAAAGTCACAGGATTTCTAAACGCTAAAAAAATGCCAATGAGAAACAAAGAAGACATTCTGGTGTTTTATCGCTGCCAACCCACATACAATCCGCAAAAAACCACCGGCCACGCTCCAGTAAGTTCATATACCAAAAGAACCACAGATGGGGAAACATTAGGCGCAACAAAGGCAGGATGGAGCGGAGGCGGATCCACTGAAAGGTATCCAACATGTGTTCAAGACTTCAATGTTGTGAATCAAGATGGTTCATCTGCAGAAGGGAAGTTTCATCCCACCCAAAAACCAGTCGCCCTTATGGAATACCTCATTAAGACCTACACCAATGAGGGTGAGACTGTATTAGACTTTACAATGGGTTCAGGAACCACAGGTGTAGCCGCGAAGAACCTAAACCGGAACTTCATCGGGATTGAACTTGATGAGACCTACTTCAACATCGCTAAGGAGCGTATCGAAAATGCCTAAAGTAGACATTGACTACGAAACGCTGGACGGCCTTGTCGTGGTTGGCCTGAAGGACATGCTTAGCACAATGGCTGAAGTGTATCGTGATGAGAGAAACCCAGACGAAAAGAAGCGCCACGGCAAAGACATCGACGCTCTGGAGCGTGTGTTGAGGCTCTACGAATGACCCACCTGAACGGCAACCGCGAGCGCGTTTTGGAGATGACGCTGGCCAATGACAAGGCCAAGAAGATCGCAGACGAGTTGGGCATTGCTCTATCGACCGTCTACGTCCATCAGCACGTCCTGCGGAAGCAGGGGCGGCTACCAGCATTACCCAAGAAGCGGCGGAGGAAGGGGAAAAAGAAATGACACAAGAATGGCAACCGATTGAGACTGCACCCAAAGACGGAACGGAAATACTGCTGTATGTAGGAAAGATTTGCGACGACTACGCTGTAGCATTCTGGTGTGGCGACTACTGGCACGTTGGATTGAAAGAGTATGCTAGAAGCAATGACAGGTATGACTTTGAGTTCGGCAACCCTACCCACTGGATGCCACTACCGGAGCCGCCAAATGCAACTTGACCCCAAAGACTACACATCAGCAGCCTGCGCAGACGCGCTGGTTGAGGGGCTGACCCTGTATGCGTTGCAGGCGGCACATGACGTTGCTGATAGTCCGCAGGAGTTCTTCTGGGCTGTCCAGGGTGCTATTTTGTTGAAGGAGGTCGTGGATGCCAACCATTGATGCCATTATCGCCGCTGCCTTCCTGTGGGGGCTTGTGCTGACAGCCGCATGGCTACTTGTGCGCTATGTTCTGCGGTGGGGCTGGGTTATCCCGGTTGCGCTCGTGGTTGTCACGTTGATTTTTGTTACGGCGGTTCTAATCCAATGATCTCCGCGGATGACATCGCCGCTTTCGAGCGGCCCAAGATTTTGATCTTAGGTGCAGCACGTCACGGCAAGGACACTGTGGCTGAAATCCTGGCCCGCAAATACGGGTTTCGGTTTACGTCATCTTCCGAGTTCGTCGGGCGTGAGATCATCTGGGAGGATTGGGGTAAACGGTTCTACCCAGACTTTGACGCCATGTTTGCTGACCGGGTGAACCACCGTGAACTGTGGATGCGGATGATTTCGCTCTACAACACACCGGACAAAACACGCACCGCCCGCACGATGCTGTCACGGGGATACGATATGTATGTGGGTATGCGCAGGGCTGATGAGTTGGAGGCTTCTCGCCATCTTTTCGACTACGTGATCTGGGTAGAGCGCGCTGGGTTCCCGCCTGAGACAGGCAGTATGGACATCACGAAAGAACTGGCGAAACCGGACTACGTGATCCACAACGGCGGGACGTTGAAGGAGTTGGAGATGCGCGTTGACACTGTGTGTATGGGGATACTGTGATGGACTGGCAAAGTCACAAGACCATGCCAAAGAGCGAGCGCGTATTGGCGTGCTACATGAACCTGTGGGGATACAACCATGTGACAGAGGCGTATTGGGATAAGGACGATAGGTGGCCGATGACCGCCAATGGCGTGGAACTGACAATACCGTTCCTGTGGACTGAATTGCCGGAAGGCCCGACGCCTTCTGAGTGGATTGACGTATTGGAGATACCCCGATGAACCTCATGCAAGGCAACTGCCTAGAACTGATGAAACAGATTCCAGATGGGTCTGTTGATATGGTTCTGACGGACCCACCCTACGGGACCACGGCCTGCAAGTGGGACAGTGTTATCCCGTTTGAGCCTATGTGGGAGCAGTTGAAGCGAGTCACCAAGAAGAACGGCGCAATCGTGATGACTGCGAGTCAGCCGTTTACGAGTGCGTTGGTTATGTCGAATGTGAAGATGTTTAAGTATTGCTGGGTTTGGGATAAGAGGCGTCCGAGCAACCCTATGCTTGCAAAGAAACAGTGCCTAAAAGTTCACGAGGACGTTTGTGTTTTCTACGACAACTTCGGGACATATAATCCGCAAGGTGTCTTTGAGACAGATGGTAAGCCACGCGGTGGTGTGAAGCCAAGCAAAACAGACCTTGGTTTTGGTAAATCCATCAAATCGGATTACAGGCAAACAAAAAGCGGTTATCCGAAGAGCATATATACATGCGGAACTGACAACAAAAAAAACGTGCACCCCACCCAAAAACCCGTCGCCTTGATGGAATACCTGATCAAGACCTACACGAACCCACAAGAGACTGTTCTTGATTTCACGATGGGCAGCGGAACCACAGGCGTGGCAGCCAAGAACCTCAATCGCAACTTCATTGGTATCGAGTTGGACCCTGAGTATTTCCGCATTGCCAAGGAGCGCATTGAGGCGGCGTATCTGTTGTGACATAATAGCCACATGCAACTGACACCCGAACAACTCCAAGAGATCGGCCCGGAAGCTCTACAGAAAGTCAGGGCTGAACTTGCGCGCAGGAGTCTGCTGGAGTTCACACGACAGGCTTGGCCGATCTTGGAGCCTGGTGTCAAGATGAAAGAAGGGTGGGCTATCGAGGCAATATGTGAGCATCTTGAAGCGGTCATACGCGGTGAGATCAAGCGCCTTGTCATCAACATTCCGCCGGGGGCCATGAAGTCGCGGCTGACCCGCGTGATGCTACCTTTACATCTCTGGACACAGAAGCCGTGGTCACGGGTTATCGGGGCGTCTTACGCGCTTAGCCTCAGTGAGCGAGACAATTACTATGCACGGACCATCCTGCAAACGGACTGGTATCAGCAAAACTTCGGCGTCTCTATCTCGTCTGAGCAAGGCGCAAAAGTTAACTTTGACAACTCACACATGGGTGGTCTGCGTGCCATGTCGGTTGGCGGTGCAACGACCGGCTTCCGTGGCGACCTGCTGATCCTTGATGACGCTCATAACGCTTCTGAAGGTGAATCCGACGCCAAGAGGTCAGAAGCCGTCCAATGGTTCCTTGAGACATTCCAGACCCGTGTGAACGATCTGGACAACAGCCCGATTATCGTTGTGGGACAGCGTATCCACGAGGAGGACGTGTATTCCACGGCCATTGAACTAGGATACGAACACCTGAACATCCCGATGGAATGGGAAGAAGAGCAGCGCAAGACCACCAGTATCGGATGGACAGACCCGCGCACCAAGGAAAACGAGTTGATGTGGCCGGAACGGTTCAGTGCAGGAGCCGTTGAACGACTGAAAGCGGCGCTTGGCCCATACGCTGCGTCGGCACAACTCCAACAGCGTCCAGTCCCCCGCAAAGGCGGGCTGATTCAAGTAGACAACATCCGCATCATTGATGAGTTGCCGGATGAGAACTTCATCGCCGTTAGGGCGTGGGACTTGGCTGGCAGCGAAGGTAAGGGGGCTTATACGGTTGGCACAAGACTCCTGTGGGGCGAAACAAGCCAGCAGTTTTATGTCGCGGACATCCAGCGCAAGCAGTTGGGTGGCGGTGGCGTGCGGGACCTGATTCAGCGTATGTCGGAAGAAGACGGGATCACCACGAAAATCGTCATTCCGCGCGACCCCGGACAAGCTGGTAAGGCTCAATCGGAAGACATCGCAGCGCAGTTGCGTGGCTACAGCGTCAAGATCGAAGCGCAGTCTGGATCGAAGGAGTTGCGTGCGGAGCCTTTTGCATCGCAGGTCGAGATCGGAAAGGTCAATGTTCTCAACAGGACATGGACAAAAGCATGGCTGGACGAGTTACGGTTTTTCCCTAAGGGTCGCCTGAAAGATCAGGTGGACGCTACGGCGTCCGCGTTCAACGAACTCGCAGCGATGACACGACGAGGCAGGAAGACGCCGCAGTTGTCGCTGGTTGGGGAGCGGCAGACCAATGTTTTCAAAGTGGCATAAAAGCCCTATACTACGCGCAACAAGCGCATAGGACTCATAAATGGCACGCCAATTTCAGGAACTCGGGGTAGCGTCGGATTCTCGCCCGGACTGGGGAATCAGGAATGACGAGTTCGTTGTCCAGCTTCGTGGACGACAGGGTATCAAGAAGTATCGTGAGATGTCGGAGAACGACCCCATCATCGGGGCTATCCTGACAGCACAGACAATGATGCTGCGTTCTATTGAGTGGCGTGTCGAAGAAGGGTCGGAAACCGCTGTCGAGTTTGTCCGTAGCGTCATGCACGGGATGGACGATAAGTCATGGGAAGAGTTCGTCGCAGATGTCCTGACCATGTTGCCATACGGGTTCAGCCTGTTTGAGATGGTCCCACGCCGGGATAGTGACGGCCTTGTCCGTATGAAGAAACTGGCATCCCGCGCTGCATGGACCATTGACAGGTTCGAGACCACGGAAACCGGCGACATCAAGGGCGTGTGGCAGGTTGCGGCGCAGAAGAACGTCTACATTCCGTATAACAGACTGTTGCATTTCCGCACCACTTCTGCGGCCAACGAGCCTTCTGGCCGTTCTGTATTACGTTCCGCCTACACATCCTGGCACGCTGCGAACAACATCAAGTATTTTGAGGGCGTCGGTATTGAGCGCGAGTTGAACGGTCTGCCGATCTGGTCAATCCCCGGCGAGTGGTTTTCGAGCGACGCACCTGACTGGCAAAAGAACTTCATCTCGGAAGCGAAACGTATCGGGCGTGACGTGAAGCGCAACGAGCAGGGATTCATTGCTGTCCCGTCAGACCTGTGGGCCGAAGATGATGGTAAACTCACCAACTCCCCGATGGTAAAGTTCGACCTGATCGCATCCAAGGGCACCCGTGACATCGACACCGGAAAGGTCATCACTCGTTACCAGCAGGAAATGGCTATGTCCTGCATGGCTGATTTCGTGATGCTCGGCATGAACGACCGTGGGTCTTTCGCGCTGTCCAAGTCCAAGGCTGACCTGTTCCTGAAGGCGCTTGAAGGTTACGCTGATACGATCTCTGCGCAGTTGAATCGGAAACTGTTGCCATACCTGTGGGAGTTGAACGGCATGAACAAGGATGACATGCCGAAGATCGTGCGTGGCCGGATCGCACCCGTGGACCTTGACGAACTTGGCACGTTCATCCAGCGTCTTGCACTGTCCGGTGTGGACCTGTTCCCAGACGACCGTCTCGACAAGCACCTGCGCGACGTTGCTGGCCTCCCTGAAGGCGACCCTGACAGGCCGCGTCCTAATGCTGTGGCGCAGGAGGCTGAAGGTAATGACCCAACCATGGCCTGAACGCCTGTGGCGGACCAACAACGCGGCGGACATAGCCCGTGGGAACGTGCCGGGGTCAACGCCGTTCACGTCCTTTGGGGAGAAGGTTGTCACAGGATCAGGCACGAGCATCGTCTGGCAAACAGGTATGCCGACAACTCTTGCGGTCCCTGACAACATCCAGCTTACGCTTGTCTCCACATCAGCAAGCGATACCGGCGAAATCGTGCTGCGATACCTTGATGGAGACCTGATCCAGCGTTACGAGACAGTGACGTTGAACGGCACAACGTCAGTCACGACAACGGCAACCGACATTCGTGCGCTTAACAATGCCTATTCCAAGTTCGGCCAGGTGAACGGCACCATCACCATGACAAGTGGCGGAACCACCTACGGGCGTATGTCGGTGGGTGACATCCAATTTCACACGTCCATGATTCGTGTTCCTGCGAACAAGCGCCTGATGCTGACTGGTCTCTACGCGGGTTCTGCGTCCGGTAATTCCGACAGCAAGGTTATCGTCAGCCTTGTCACGTCCTTCATCAACGGCGACAGTTTCGCGGAAGACGGGTATCTGCATCCGCTTGCGGCTGTTGCCTTGCAGGATAATTCATCCACCTTCCCGAACTTCGGGCCATTTCCTATCGCTGGCGGTGAATGGGTTGGGTTCCGAGCCAAGTGGGACAAGGCGGCTGACATAACGGCTGGTTTCTTCGGGTATTTGGAAAACGCTTGACGAATCGGGTGGGGTGTGATTAGTAGGTAGGTGAGACGCCTTTCTGGCGAGCCAAGCACCGCACTGATAAAGCGGCTCCCTCTTCTC